CTAGTCCAAGCAACATAGGAACACCTTCTGCATCTGCACGTAGCACAGCAGTTAAATCATCATCAGTTCCGTAAATATTATCAGTTTCTGTTTCAAATTCAAACATCCACGCACGGTTTAATCGGTCCACAGTGGGTTCTTGTATGCGGAACAACTGTGTGCGGAGTCCCAGTATTTGTGTAAGTGTTTCCCAGTTGCGCTGTTGATTTCTAGCACGACCCCAGTCTGACTCGTCGGTTATGACATTGCCTGCGTGATCACGGAACGGCACACGGGCTGGTTTGTAGTGCCCAGTGACTCCGGTGGCAGTGATGTCAAAGAAAGTTTGTACTACAAATCTCATGAGGTCTTTTTGCTTAGTTCGTACAAGACTTCAACCTTGTTGCACAATTCATCCAGTGCTACATTGTTGTGGCGTGATTCAAATATTTCTGCCCAGCGACGTTTGTTTTCAAGTTCTTCAAGTTCTTGTTTTAATTTAGGGTCTTGGTAGTGCAAGGATTTTGAACTGTTTCCGGGTTGGCGAGCATACACTGTGCGCCCGCCGTCGGGACTTTCAAATATTGTTACTTCAGTTATTTTGCTTACCATCATGATGAAGTATTTAATGTCAAAAGAAAACCCTGGGTTTTATTCCAGGGTTTTTGCGTCAAAAACTATTTAGATTAGTTTGTGAATGTTGCTGTAGCGGCTGTGGTAACAGCGTAGCCTAGTGAAGCAGTCAATGCCACATCTAGATCTTCACCGTTGGCATAGTTCCATGCACCAGTTGGGTATGTGGCCAAGGCCAATGTAGCTTGGTTAGAACCCACTGTGGTGAATTCATACATAGCGATTGTGCATTTAGTTTGAATAGTCAAGAATGCAATGCCCAATGAAGTAGCACTTACAGTAGCGTTACCAGTGAAAGTAACTGTACCGAAGTCTAACTTAGGACCTGCAACGTTAACTGTTGCGCCACTGGTTACTGTGTTAGCACCACTGTTCCAGCCTGCGCCAGGTGACGAAGGAACTGTACCAGCATCCATGTTGACAACTGGTTCAAAGTTGCCGTTTACTTGTGTAATATAAGCCATTTAAAATCTCCTTAGTGTATGGTCGCTTTGGACCTGCATTTATTTATGCCGTAAGGAAAAAAACTCCGGTTAGGCTGTTTGATCTGGGTTGTTTAGAGCACGATTTCCGGCACTAAACCCGAATCGATTTACCAGTTTAGCACGGCCTGCAGGGGTGGCCAACACCCAGCCTTCTTGTCCGGGCTGTTGACGATCTAGCTGTGCCAACATGTCTGTTTTGATATCATGCAACAACAAGAATGCAGTGAATGCCGCAGTGATACCTGCCATGTTTGTGCGTGGGCTTTGCAGGTATTCCACAATGTTATTGAACTTGCGTGGTGTTACATTGGTTTTTAGCCAGTCTCCAAATCCGTGCAACAAGTTGTCGTAGTTGCTGGTGATTCTAGAATTGATGTAGCGTTTGCACAACTGTGGCAAATCAGTAATGCCGGCAGCACGTAGATCAGCAGGATTAAACAAACTGTCAATGGCAGCACCTTGTGTAGACACAATCTGACTCAACTGTTTAACTAGGCCACTGTTTAACTCAACGTTGCGAATGTCTTTGACACTGGGCTCAATCAGCAACAGTCCAGGAACTTCATTCAGTGTGACCTGCTTGATTGCTTCAGGAGCGGCATCAACATCACGATAACGTGTGTGTACAGCAACACCTACTTCGCTGTTGCCAATGCGCTGTCCTAGCTTACTGCTGGCTGGAATCTTGTATTCAACAAAGTTTGGACGGAACACATAAGCGCCGGCCTGTTCAGGAGGTGTGTTGGTATACAGTAAATCGCCCTGTACAAATCCACGCATGCTGTCAGGCACGGCAGCACGTAGCAAGGGAAACAACTTTTGATAAAGCCCAATCAACTCTGTACGATCTCCAGAACGCATGGCCATCATTCTAGCAATATGCTCCGGCGATGTTGCCAAGCCGTCATAGCCTTTGGCACCAAATCCGCTTTTGTCTGTGAGCACAAACGTGCCATCTGGCTTGCGGCCAAATATGATAGCAGGCTTGCCATCCCATTTGACTGTGGTTGTGCCACGTGTGTCTTCTGCGGCGTGGCGCATGATTTCAACTGCATCGCGAATGCCACGTGTGCCTTTTTCAAACACTAGATCTTCTAGGTGTTCGATACGTGCATCCTTAGCACCTTCCACAATCACTGCCATACCTTGATTCACAATGCGATCACGCAGTCTGCCCAAGAAGTTTACTTCGTTGTATTCTTTGTATACGGGCTCTTCGCTTTCCATAAATGGTACACCAATTTTGGCAAAGTGTTCACGTGCATCTGCCAGCTTGGCATCACGCTTGGGATCACCTTCCAGTGCGGCCACAATGGTTTCTACACTGTGTAGATCTTTGCTGGTTGCTTGTTTATTCAACAACAGTCGGGCAATTTTATCTGGATCATCCGTGATAACCTTGTTGGTAGCGCGGTCAGCAATGCCTGCATTTTGATTCAACTTGTAACCCATGCTCTTGGCAATGCTGTTCATCAGCACGTTACGTGCCGATCCACTGTAGTTGCTGTCAGGTGCCGCACTTAGCACAAACTTTGAAAATGGCACATTGGTCAAGAACATAAAGTCAGACTGCACATAACCTGAATTGGGATTGCCTTTGATAGGTGTTTTAAAGTGTACACTGATGCCAGACTTTTTGATGTAGTCTTCCGGTTTGAAACCATGGCTTTGACACCATTGTGTTAGTCGTGCAACCAATTGTTCTTTGCTGACTTGATTGGCATCCACTGCCAGATCCAAATCGCCTGACGTGGGTTTTCTACCTGTGGAGCCCAGTGTGTTGTTTTGCAAATCCAGTCCCGGTAACATTAGATCAAGCCAGGCCAAGGTGGGAGCAACGTCTGCTTGGTTAATGCGCTGTGTTAGTATGCGGCCACTTGCGTCTTTAAAAACATTGCCGCCTTCTTTTAATATCATGGTATTGTGTACCCCATACCTTCTAGCATGGTGTCAATTACTGAATCACCTGTGGTAGATAGTTGTTTGTTGCCAGTTGCAGTCTGAATTGCTTGTCCTGCACTACCCAATACCTGGGCAGTTAGCCCGGACTTGTTTAGCAATGCCACTGCATTGGATCCCATCAATTGACCCGTGGCCGGTGCAGTACCAGCGGCGGTGCCAGCGGCTCCAGGTTGCCCTGTTTTTCCAGTTTGTCCGGCCGGTGCTGGTTGCTGTCCATATGCAGGCGCTTCCGGTGATGCGGCTTTCACAGTATTTTGTGATGCCACCAGTTGCAGTGCGGCCATGGCAGTTAAAATATAACTTTTAACTGCTTCTTTAGTTTTTGCAGGATCGCCCTGGGCACCGATAACTTCTTGTTTGGCTGCGTCCAACTCTGCCTTTAAATCAGAGTTTTCGGCGGCTGTTAATCCCAGCATTTTGTATGTGGCCGAATCGCGCATGGCAATTTTTTCATTTGCCCACTTTAAAAAGTCTGTGGCATACGCAGATGAGGGCGCTGCCGCTGCTTTATACCCTATAGGATTTGTTGGAGTTGGGTTGGTTCCTGCTCCAGGTACCTGGAATGGTTTCAATGGCATTGCTGTGCCTGTTGATTTTGCAGGTGCCGTTGTAGTTGTTGCAGTTTGACCGGGTTTTGTTACGGCTGGGTTAGGATTGGTTCCTGCTCCAGGTACCTGGTACGGCGCAGTTGGCATTGCTGTGCCTGTTGATTTTGCAGGTGCTGCCGGCTGTTGTGCAGCCACGCCACCTCTTACCATGTCGTTTATACCTTGCCCAGCATTGGCCACAGCAGATGTTGCTGGATCATATTTTGCAAACTTGGTTGCATCACCGCCTGTGCCACTGCCTGCACGACCTTGAACGTACCGGGTTTGATCTTTGATGTTGGGATTGTTAGGGTCGGCCTTGTTTACCTGACTGCCTGTGACAGGAGGCGTTTGTGCGGCCGCAGTGGTATTGGCCACACCGGGCATTTTTGCCACGTTGTTGTAATTAAATCTTTGTGCGTTAACAGTTGCAGGCGCTTTGGGCTGTTGTGCGGCCAGTGACATGTACGGATTAGGCCGACCGGTTTGTTTTTCTAATTCCTGTTGCGTAGATACCGCTGTGTCTTCTGGAACTGGTTGTGCTTGTTTTTTTACCCATTCATCAGCATACGTTGTTGCCAGTTTGACCATTTGTGAATTTGCCTTCACAGCGGCTAATTTTTTTACAGGATCAAGGATACCTGAACTTGATGCCCTGAAGTTTTGTGTTGTTCCTGTCCCAGGAGATACAGATTGTGCAACCGCAGTTTTGGTTGCGTCGTAAGCACCTTTAGCCACATTACCAACGCCTTTTACCACGTCCATAATGCCTTCGTCAGTGCGACGTGAACGATTTAACTCATGAATTTGCATCAGTTTTTCTCACGGTTCTTGTAAATTTGCCGGGGTCGCGCAGGTTGATGGCATTGATCAACTTGCGTTGCAAATTTTTAGCTGCCTCGGGCTCATAACTGGAGTCAATCTGCTCTAGTAGGCGTATAGCACTGGCAATGATGTTACCAGCACGATTTTCGATAACATAGCGGGAGTCACGCTCCACATACATGCTGTCTAATTCTTCTAATAAACTACGAGTTTTCTTCTGCATTTTGGTCCCAAACCCTTTGTGTTATTTATTGTTTTTTAGTTACAATGTAGATAACAAAGATTCCCAGAGTGCATCACGATCCCAATAAAAAGGAGTCCACTCGGTATCAGATATTAATTTTTTTAATTTAGATACTCGTTGAGCGTCCCAGGTAAGTGGTAATTTATGTAATAGACATTCAATTATCCAATCGAGTTGAACATTAGGCGAAGGTTGCACTTCATTTTGCCGGATGTTTTTATATTTTGATTGGAAACTATATTCGTTCATTCCTTGCCAAGTATTGTGCCAGCTCCAGTTTGCACTCAATAGCGAATTTTTTTGTGACTCTGTCAAATAGTTAACGGCGTATGTGGACATGTAATGGTACTGAATTTTATTATTTGTAAAGTAATTTTTTAATAACAGCATGTAATTATAAGTTCTTAGATTAGCTTGACTATTTTCTATATAAAAATTGTGATAACGCAAAACTTCATCTTGCTGACTAGCACTGCTTAACCACCAGTTGTTGTTGTCTACCTTGACAATATTTTTTGAATAAACAGGATCTGTGTTAATAACACTGTCCCATTTGTGTGTGTTAATTAGTTTGTCGTATCGAGCGGGTTGTGCCCACTGAACAATGTAAATTCCGCCTGCGTCCACTGTTGCATTAGATAAAACTGCATTAACTAAAAACTCATTGCCGGCACCAATGCCCGAGATATTGACTACTTCAACCTCGGGGTATATGGCCTGTAACAGTTGAGGCCATTCAGGCCATATGTGCCCTACTGCAAATCCATCACCAGCAGTGTAAATTCTTTTTATATCCATAGATCATTGTCTAGATTCAGCAGGTCTATACCATACTGATGTTGTATCATTCCACACATAATTCCAAAATCTATATTGTCAAAATATTCTGGTATAGTTGTGGTTGTTTTGTTTACCACAGCGTCGCATATTTTTTGATACTGGGCCACACGATCAATTATTGGACGTTGTGCGGTAATAAAATGTTTCCAAATCGACTCTGAATTTTTACCATCAATTCCGGGCATGGTGGCCATCAACTTGATAAAAGAATCAAGTTGATAAAAATCAGGAAAATTAACATTTAATCCCGACATGTCAGATGGCAAATGTTCAATAGTTCTAAGAATAGCATGTTGATAGATATAAAAAAATTCTTCTCGCAGACTATTATTACTTGTGGGAAATTTTTCCTTTGCACTAGTAATAAATTTTTGTTCTGTAGTTTTATCGGACTGTATGGCCTTGCGATAAAAATTGTTTAGATAAATTTCCCAATGCCCATTAACTAAGATATTTACAACCAGGCGATCTTGAAATTTTTTTGTTAAATCCCGGTTATCAAAATTATGTAAGCATATTACTGGACTGTCAGTATCGTCGGCTCCGGTATACAGATCTATGTTGTTGGTTTGCGAAGAATAATTTTTTGTTAATCCATGATAACTGCCAGTGGTGTGAACAGAAAAATCATATTCGTCGGCCAGTATTCTTGCCAAGAAATGTCCCAATGCTCCGGGCGGCGCAGTTATAATGTATTTCATTATTCTACCTCTAAATCTGGAAATGCTGTTTTCCAACTATTATTACGGCGGCTATCCCAGGTATTAATAAAATCTTTCCATGGCTCTGATTCTGACAGAGTTGGTGCCAACGGCAGGTTGGCCACTAGTTTATATATTGCATGATCGGTTGAATATTTTTTCAGCACTGCTGATCTAATATACATTGGCATGTTGTTTAAATCCCAAGGCCCCCAACACGGATGAATGTTAATTTCTGTTGGGTCTCCAAATGCATTGGTGTTTAAGTTGCTTTTTACCCAAGTCTCAAGTCGATCATAATAGTAGGTGTTAAGAACATTGGCTGTGAATTCCACTCTGAACATTAAATTCCATATGTCTTTATTTTCTTTAAGACGTATCAAATTTTTACTGACCTTGCTCCAAGGCAGTGGCCATCGAACATAATCAAATTGTTCTTCTATTCCATCTAAACTCGCAGCAAAAATTATTGTTTTAAATTTTTTCCATTCCAGTAATGTTTGCTCTGAAGGATATATAGATCCATTGGTGGTGTAGTGTAGTGTTACGTTTTCTGGATGAGGAATATGTTTTATAAAAGCCAAATGAGTATCTGTAAACAGTGGTTCGCCGCCGAAAAACTTAACGTATTTTAGTTTTTTTAAAGACACAGTGTCAACCAGTTGATTGATTGAGTTGATAATGAAATCATTGTCCCTGTTGATTGTTATTTTTTTGTTGCGTAACTTTGCCTGTTCTTTTTCCCATAAAGAGCTACTATGAGAATTGCAAATTATACAGGCTGCATTGCATTCATTGTCAAAATTAATGTCTACGGCCACTGGATCTGTAGATGTTTCGTCGTCTGGCACCCAGTCGGAACCGGTTTGTCGTAAACTTTGCTGACCGAAATCTTCCAGTGTTTTGCACTTTGCACAATTACTAGTCCAGTGATCAATTGACTCAAAGTTAAGTTTACGATTTTGTGACAGTTGAGAATTCAAAGGTATTGCTGTGGCAAACAAGCAACAAGGTCTTACACTGATACCCGAGTTTTTATCTAATTTAAATGAATACCCATTGGACAGATATCTACAAAAGCTATTCATGAATGTTTAATTTGCCCAAGCAACTGCTTTAGTTTGACACTTTGTACATCGCCAGTCACTTTGGCTGGCTGTTCCCACGCCGGAGTTCCTGTTGGTTTTTCCCACTTTGTAGATGTACTGCCCGTTGGTTCGGTGTCAGCAGCCTTGAGTTGACTTTTTGCTTTGATTGAGTCCATAAGTGAACTTTGGGGTCGGTTGTACCCGGTTCCTTCGTCCCCGCCTTCATCAGTAATGCGCATAGTTTCAATGTTATACTCCAAATCAATTTTTTGACCAACGCCGGTCGAGCTTCGAGATTTCATACACTGGATCTGATACTTGCCACGCTCTTTCATAGCACGTGAAGTAAAGATACCAAACACATTGTCTGCTGTGTTAATTTTACTGATACCACCTGAAATATGACTGTGGTCAAATTCAATTTCTTCCACAGCCGATCGATTCAACTGCGAAGCTGTGACCATTAGCACACCTAGCTCTTTGGCCAAGTTGCGTAGTTCTTCTGAAACATACTTGTCTTTGACAAACAAGTCATTGGGGCTGACCTTAGCACTCACAGGCATCAGCAAGTCCAAGTAGTCAATCATCATAAAGTCCACACGAATTCCGGTTTGGATCTGTACTTCTTTGATGTAACTGCGGATGTCATTAATGTTGCTTTGTGCTGGTAATGCCTTTACACGATACTGCCCAGACTTTTTGGCCACAAGTTTTACCTTAAGTTCTGTTGTGTCTATATCCTTACGAATGTCCTTTGTTGACATGTTGGTCAACATGGCATCTGTACGCAAACTAGTAAGTTCTTCACTGAGTTCTAGTGTAACGTACACACCACTAAGTCCTTGTTGTAGCCAGTTCAACGCAATGTTCATCATGACCAGACTCTTGCCCGAACCAGATCCACCGGCAAAGATGTTCAGTTCACCACGACTGAATCCACCATACAACAACTTGTCTAGTTGTGGCCAACCAGTGCTCACTTGGCCGCCTGAGTTGAAGTACCGGTTAATACGACTCGCAGGATCAGCAAAGTAATCTGTGCCCATGTCTTTTGTAAGAGAAATTTGAACTGCATCTTTGATCAGTTTCTCAACCGGCTCAAACTCGCCTTTTTCTAATAGATCTGCTGACTTTAAAATAGCACGTTCAAGTTCTTGACGCTTGGTAAAACTCTCAAACTCAGTCATGAACCAGTCAAAGTGTCCTTCATTTAAGTCCGGCACCGGTTGTAGTTTTATTCCGGTAGTTGCACTAATCTGCATCTTGTCCGGCATAGTTTTATGCTTGTCCGTGTGCTCTTTAATGAACTCAGCCGCTGGACGCAGACTTTTGTCAAAGTTCTGTGGATTATAAATGTTCTGAACACGCACATAACTGCTGGCGTCTTCCAACATCATTTCTAAAAATAATCGTTGGACTTCAAGTCCGTAATCTTTTAACAAGTTGCTTCTTCCTTAGTTCTATTTTAATTCGACTGCTCTCACTCGATTGCATTATAGTTAGCAGTGTTGTTAACTTGCCCCAGAGTTTCACAGCATCGTTGATATCTTTAACGCCTGCTGGCCAGTCTGGAATACTCACACTCCATCCTAGTTCCACAGCACGGTCAATTAATTCTACGCCTGCAGTATCTTGGTCCGGCACCACAACAACATTGCGTCCTAGACTGCGTATTAGTCTTGCTTGATCATCACTTACTTCGTTGTGCATCACAGCCATGCCACTGATACAGAGTGCATCAAAGATACCTTCTGTCACAATCACATGTTGCCATCCTGCTTGTTGTAGATCTACACCAAACACATAGCCTTTCTGCATGTCATTAATGTAACGTGGATTACGATCGTCTAAGAAACGTACGGTGCTGCCTACCACTTGATTGTTGTATGTAAATGGAACAACTACTCCTGCTCGTGTTGTGGCAGCTACCATTATGGGATAGTCGTTGGGTACATGCCGGCTGCGCAGATATGCCCATTGATCAGGCGTCGCTGGTGTTACAAAATCTACAAATTCTGGCAACTCTGTTTCCGTAAATTCAATAGGCGCTGTGTTGTTCCACACACGCTGACGATCTTCTATCATGCCTTCCATACTGCGATGGCGCATACTTTCAAGATTGATCTGATTGATATCGTTTTCAGGAACGCCTATCCATTCTAGCAAACGTCGTGCTTTGAATCCGATATTGCGTCCAAGAATAAAACTTGCAGTATAGCCACAGTTAAAACAATGATAACTCCAGCCCTGTTCAGACAGTTTGATACCACCACGTCCACGACGATCAGGTGTGTTGCCAGTGTGTACGCAACAAGGTGCGTTGAAGGAAATCCACCCAGAACTAGACTGTTTTCTTTTGCCTGGTAAAAATGCCAACACGTCAATCATGCTACTATTGTAACACTTTTTTTAAGACAATGCAACTTGTTTTGGCTTACCGGTACTTCAAGTTTACCACACGTCCTGTGGAAACAAGCACCTGCACTGACTGCATGGTAGGAGGAACAGGACGGTATCCAGAACCACCAGTGACCAGTGTAATGCCACTGATTGAACTGCCTGATATACTAGCAGTGGCAACGGCACCGGCGCCTTCGCCTACAAACTCAATCAGGGGTGGAGCCAAATAACCAAAACCTGGGTTAGAAACAGTGACTCCTGTGACAATGCCATTGGCCACTGTGGCAGTGGCCTGACCTGGGTTGCCCATTGCTTGACCATTTGTGCCTGTTGTGTATATACTGTTGTTAAAACACAAACGCAGTATTGGATGCCATCCAATCACGTTCATGTAAATGGTTTCAGTTCTGTTTAGATACTGCGTGGATTCTGTCACATTGTACCAGATGCTTTGATAGTTCTCTGCGGCCTGGGCCTTGATTGTACCTGTGTAGCCAAGCAAGTCCATTTGTATTGTGGTTACCGCGCCAACTGGTTCAATGAAACTGCTGTAGAATTCAGTTGGTTGGTAAGGGCTGTAGTTGTTGATTGAGCTGCCAGCATTTAGTGCCCAATCCGGGTATACACTACTGCTGGACCCACCATAACTGACCTGAGCTGTGATTTCTGTTGTGGGAATTGTCAAATTGGCACTGGGCACGTACTGAGGATACACACTGTCTACCACATCAAGCGGAGCACGAGCACCCGATTGTGCATCTGTGTACACTGCTTCTATTAGATTACCGCTGGCTCTCATGATGCTGTAGGCAGCGGGCTGTGCCAACACTGTGTCAAGTTCTGCTGTGGTTAGTGTTACTTTGGCGCGGCCATACTGTGCATTGATAACAACCATTTCTTTTTGAACCAATAACGCATCGCCATTCTGGCTAACCATTCTAAATGTCAGTGTGCTGCCTGTGATATTCACGGGTTTTTCGTCTTGATTGATGAACTCAAACAAGATCACATTGTCAACACCTTTGTTAATTGTTAGTTTTTTAGCATACACAGGATTGTACCTCAAATTGAAATAAGCACCACTGGTGTCGACTACAATAACTCGAGTTACTTGTTGGTAAAGGTAAGCAGTGGTTGAATACATATGACAGTATTTAGCGACAAAAGATAACCTTTAAATTTAGCCAAAAACTCAAGGTATAAATACCACCGATGGCCAATGATATCTTTACTAAACTCAGCGAACAATACCCCTTTATTACACTGTGTGTATATGCTTCCACGGAGTATGTGGGTATTGTGCAGAATCAAGACGTGTCAGTTACCACCATATACGACTTTGGCAGCATACACGACCCTGCACTAAAGCAACGGTTCCTGGAGTTGGCCAATGCTTGGTGGTGGGAAAGTAATAGAAGTATTCCCATCAACATCTTCCTCAAGAAAGACTGGGATGTATTCCGTCCTTGTCTCCGCACATTTGCCAACAAAGACTTGGAAATACTTCACGGGCCTATTTGTAGCCTTGCTGATATTGCACTGAAAAAAGGCAAACGCAAAAGTATCACACTTGTGCGACGGATGGACTGAGCAGGTTCATGTGTAATGCTACCAAGGCTGCGTAAGAGATTGCGTGGCTTTTCTTAAATGTGTAGCCGCGACTTTCATCACCGTCCCACACAGAGTCGAATACCACGTCCCAAGGCTGTCGTTGCAAATGTGCTTTGCCCGGACGAATGATACTGATAAACGCTGCCATTCTTGGAATACTATCCGGGCGCATTGCGCTCAGCAGGTCTGTATAGTTGCCAACGTGTGCTAGTTGTTTTGCCCATTCTGGTTCTTGCCACAGTCGACTCCAAGTAGGCTCTGTGGCCACTGCTGTGGCATAGTGTTCTGGACTGGTAATCAACTGATAAACACTCATGTTTAACAGGTCAATTTTAAAATAACCCAGTTGTTCGGCAGCTTCGTAGTCGATGGCCGCACAACGATTCACAGGATCCTGCGGAATGTCTGTTACATACACACCAGAGTTATGACGACGAACTTGTTCTTGCACAGTTTGACGTGCAGGCGTATGCTGGATTAACTCCAGCAGTTGATTGCGATCTGCAAAATCAATGTCGATATCTGCACTCATTACCAACCTGCCTGCGTTAATATTTCTTTGGCGTACTCTTGATCTGCCGTGTAGTCACTGAACTTTTTTTGCCATACATCCGAGTCAATGTATGGCCATACCATGGCAATTTGACCAGTATCTAATGTGCTTAAAAACCGTTGCCCAGATTCACTGTTGTAAATTACCCAAGGACTGATACGTCCTGTTGTCACTGCATACACAGTGGCATTGGTACCACCATAGCGTAAACAATCCTGAGCAGGATTGCCTGTTTTCTCTGCCCAGTCAATTCCGTATTCCATTGCACGAGCCAAGGCATCGTTGATGTTTTCTACTTGCAAATAATATATCAAGTATTCTGTGTACACAGCATCACGGCACCAGTGATCAATCTTTTTGTTTTGTTTCAGTACCCATTCCATAAAACGTGCAGGGTTAATGGCACGTGTGGCCACACAGTAGCGACCAAACTTGACAAATGCTCGGTAGTAAGGTGAGTCAGCAAAGTCATCAAATGTCTTTAGTTTAGCACTGCCTTGTGTCATTTCGTAGAACTTAATGTACGCTTGAAAGCCCAGTTCCACACCACGCTCTGCTCGTTCCATGCGTCGACGTCGCGGCTCACAACTATGCACAGTCAGGCTTGTTTCTTTGACAAAGTCTTTCCGACAATACTGACAGGTGTAACTCATTTTTTAGTTTCTTGCCCCGATAACTTCAAGTGCTCGTCGATTTCTTTTTTAGTAGTAATCGACGCCAGCACCGCAATGTCATCATCTTTTAAATGTGGGTACAGTTCTGCCAACTGTTTGCGTATACTACTAGCACCGGGTTCTTTTTTCTTAGGAGCAATCCAGGTGTGTCTGGGTGTGCCCATGTCAGGACTGACAGTGGTGGCACACAGCCATTGCAGTTCCGGATGCCGGCTCAGTGCAAAGAAATGTTTGTTGAAGCGTTCATTAGTAGCAATAAGATAAAACTCTTGCAGTTCTCTTGATCCTTCAACTGAACTGCCCCACCGTATCATAAGATAGTTTGAGAATTTTTTACGTTCTTCGTCTGTTAAATCTTTATAAAAATTACGATCCTTGCGATCAAACTGTCGCATCTCGTTGGCAATGTTTAGTTTATCACTCATCACCAGGCCTTTTGATAGTCTACAATCTCACAGTTACGACTGATATCTTTGACAAAATACACACAGTCCGGCTTGGGGTCATCACTCAGCGGAATACACAACATCTGTCCATTTTTTAACTTAGGAGCATACCAGGCCACTTCATGATACACGTCTATAATTTCAACAGTTGGAAAACTCGGTCGAAAACTGCTTAATGGATTAAACTGAAATACCTTAAAGCCACGGTCGTTGATACTGGTCAATGGAAGCACTTCAAGGTCGCCTACTTCAGGTTCGCCAATTAGTATCTGCCAGTCCATGGGCATGCGTATTTTGTGTTCACCAATTTGTAACACCAGCGCAGGAGCATTAAAACTTTCTAAAAAGATAAGCGGAATGTAATGATAGTCTGGATCCTTGGGATCACTGTTGTCAAATATAGCAAATCTCATGTCTTCAACTTCTTCTGGAAGATGGTCAAGGTCGAATGCTGTGTTATCTAGTGTTAGTATTCTCATGTAAGTATAATATAGTATATGCGGTCAAATGTCAAGTGTTTTTAGTTTTTCTTTTACTTCGGCTGCAAATTGACTTTGCCAGGCACCGTCGGGAACATGAAACAGCGGCGATTTTGTTTGTAGCTCTAGCGGGTATGTTGCTAAATTCAAATTTAATGCATGCGATTCAAATCTAGAGAATTGGGTGTTTACTATGTCACTGTTCCGTGTCAACAGTTCAGTGACTGCTATTAACTGTTGATATATACCCATCGAGTACACAAAAGGAATATTCCGATTCTTTAATACAGACAAAGCGCCAACAATTTGCCAAAATGCACCAAAGTTTTCCCAAACTGGGTTTGTTAACGACTGACGCAAGGTCATTAACAATTTCTGGTCCTGATTTAGCAGATGCTGGTGTTGATTGGTTATCCACTGTCGATTAACCGCGACATGTGTGTTTTCAAATTCAATCCTGCCTGGGCCAGTGAACCCAATGACCACAGCGTCGGGACTGTGCTTTAGGCCGTTAATTAGATCATGTAGTATTATGCCAATGGAATTTCCCGGGTATGCATAATTTATTACTTCATAGTCAGGCAGCATTTCTGACCAATGTTGGCCTGGAAACTTAGCATCTATAGAAAAAAAGCTGTCTCCGACTATTAACAATTTGGGCCTAGTCACTTCCACTCTAGTTTTTCCTGAGAGAACGGATAGTTTGCATCTCGATAAAATACTTTACGTTTAGTTAGATGTCGTTTGGCAAACTTACAGGTACTGGTTATATCCCAGATCTCTACATGGTCTTTGTCTTCCGCTTTTCTAATGCCGCGCCCAATTGACTGTATAACACGGACAAAGCTCTTTCCGGGTTCAAGAAGAACCAGATTAAAAATCCTTGGAATATTAATACCCACAGCGGCCACACCGTAAGTCGCCACAATAATCTTGCCAGTACTGGTGGCCACTTCGTCATATTCATCTTGTCTTGCTCCTGCTTTAGTTGCACCTGATACAAACACTGCTCGATCGCCCAGGCGTTCAATCAAAGCATGACCGGCTGCTACACGGTCCACCAATACAAGTGTATTGCCTGTGTCGTTAACATGTGACACCAAGTTGGCAATGGCAGTGAGTCTGTCTGGCTCTTCCAACAAGAACTTCAACTCACTTTGATAATTTGAGAACTCTGCGTGGTCCACCAACTGTACAATGTTCACATGACACTGTGCCAGCACACCACGATCCTGTAGTTCGCTTGCGCTGAGTTGGCTAATAACAGGGCCAAGGCTGCATTTTAATGCTTGGAATTCAAACGGCTCTTTGGGCACAGTTCCGGTCAATCCCCATCGAATCGGCACTCTAGCCATGATGCCTGTCAACAAGGATTTGAGTGCATCTGCCTTGGCCATGTGTACTTCGTCTACCATCACACATACCACGTCCTCGATAAAGTCCTGTATGGTAACATCTGCTACACCGTTCTTTGTGTTCTTCATCAGCACATTTAAACTTTGCCAGGTACAAATTGTATGTGTCCGACCATGCTCTTTACGGTCACCAAAGTACACCCCAACATCTAGCCCTAGGTTCTTGTAGTCTGCTTCTGTTTGTGTTACCAAACTCTTGTTAGGTACAATAACAATGCTACGTCCATATGTTTCTATGCTTAAGCTCAGTGCGGCAGTGATCAAGGTCTTGCCTGCGCCAGTGGCCACTTCTTGTATGCATTGCGGATTGCCCAAGAAGTTGTTGATGATCTCAACCTGATAGTCACGCAACACCACAGGTTCACCTGCCATTGGATGTGTCTGGGGCCATGTCTTGTGTGCAAACGAATCCTCTCGGATCTGTGTAAAGTCAAACACGGTAGAGTATTCGCGTTGGTCATCTAGTTCAATGTCGTAGTTGAACTTTTCTAATATAGGAATAATCTCAGGTAGTAAGTTTACATAAGTGCTGCCACCAAGTTGAAAGTAACTGACCTTGCCATCCCACCGCCCTAGTCTAACTGCTGGCAAATAACGTGCACCAGGCACATCATACTTAAATGCATTTACTAGCGCACGACGAGCATCAAGTTCGAGCCCTTCAATCTTGATGTTTACTTCGTCTTTAATTTGTATTGTGCATCTTTTCATATGTTAAATTTCTAAGCTGTTGTGTTGTGGTAGGAAAAAGATCCAACCCATTGCATTGTAGTTCAAGGTTGTTCAATCTCAATAGGTGTTGTATGTATGCTTCGTCAAAAATGCTGTACACTGTAATTTCATTATTGTTACCGTCTAAAAGATTATGCACATATTGTTCACAACGTAATTGGCTATTGTGAAGTTTTTGTAGTGACAAAAACTTCACATGCTGTTGATGTATTATACTTAAATCAATTGTAAAAGTCAATTCCAGTTTTGATACAATTTCAGTTAATCGTTCTATGTAATTTTCAAATATGTCTTGGGTAGTTAATTGAGCCACTGAATTTAATTCTTGATATCTTATTGGATTGTATGAGGCTTCTAGTAGATCATTGATCCAAAATGAGCACCACTCACGCATGATCCATCTGGGCACAGTTTCATCAAATTTACCATGGTAGTTCCAATGGGTTGCAAGTTTATACTCAATGTCAGCAGGCTCTAACAGTAACGAGATATACTTAATTAATTTTCTGTGTTGTTGTTTAACAAATTGGTTGTTAACATAATCTAATCTATGAGAGGTGCAAGGAAGAATAGAAACAATAATATCATCATCCTTGGCGCTTTTAAATGTTTCGATATGTACTTGTGTTATAGTTGATTTAGCTAATAGATTATCCCAATGCTGATGGCTATTACCGTCGTTGTTAAAAGTAAATTCACCATACGGCTCCTTTCTCAAATTAGTATAATTGTATATGCATCTAGCAACATATGTACCGTAGCATCCAGGCGGAAAAATAACATTAATCATAATAATAGTGTATACTTATTATCTCAAGAAGTCAAAAAGACAGACACCTTTTTAAGGGTGTCTGCCATAAAGCCCGGGCCGGAGCCAACCTACTCCCGAGAAAAAGGAGATGAAATGAACTAACCAACTACCACTCGAAAACCCTGCTCACGCTGTTCGTCTGCTTCATAATCAGTATCCACGGCAAACAAAAACAACTCACCATCATAAATCTTGTACATTTGGCACTCCTGTTAATAAGTTTCTTTTATAAAATCGTATTGTTCCGCAGGCCATTTTGCCCGGAACTCTTCTGATTTGACATAGTCGTTGTAGGCCTTAGCATCAAAAAATACTTTGCGGAACACTGACGTAAACTCACCCTTGGGTGTTACTGTTAAGTAAACAGACTTGGCTTTTCCTGACATATCAATCTCCAAACGCTAAAATAATAAATGCATAAAGTAAAGACCACCCAAGGTGTCCTAGCATTAGCAACATTAGGACACCTATCCAAGCCATATTAGGCACTCTTCATACATGTGGTCTCTGACATGCGTTTCCAGTTTCCGGGAAAGCTCTTACGCAGGTCTGCAATCTTAAGAGCCATGCGCAAACTTACCTCACGCAGGCGTTCTTTGTTGACATGCATGAACTCAATAATGTCATCTTGTGCATACTCGTCAAAATCGTATTCTGCAAACAACACACCATCTTTGGCAATCTGTTTGATACGCAACAACTTGTCACGCATGGTGTCCAAGGTCAAGTCCAGATAGTGACAGCGCGATTGCAATGCGTCCAAGTGGTCCCGCAATTTTTGCGACTTCATCTTGTCAAACTTTAAATTAGTAATAAAAATTACACTGCCTTTGAACTCAAAACGTTCTGGAATGCCTTCTCTGCGCAAGGCACTGGATTCTGACAACCAGCTAATCACACGCTTCTTGCCGGAGTCCAAGGCACCCTTGAGCAAGTTAAGCGCAACATCATCCAACAGGATGCTGTCACAGTCGTCAAACACAATGACACTGTTGGCGTCACTGTATTTGTACAGGGTCTGGTACAGGCCAATTGGAGTGGCACTGCCTTTAACTACTTCTGCACGGAGTCGCTTGCCTGCAAGTTTATCAAACAAGCAGGCCTTGTCAATTTCTTGTTCTACACCAAAACTCTTGCCCACGCCTGGGGGGCCACTCACAATCATAGCACGGATGTCACCGGTCACAGTGGCCTTTGTCATCTCGTGCAGGATGTCAAAACGCTCGCGGATACGATCCATAGCTTCGTCATCGGTTTCGTTAACTACTGGGACGGGGTTTTCAATCTCGGCTGTAGGTGTGGTACTCACGGAATCTCCATTTACATATTCAAAGTCTCGGATGGAATTTACCCGGATACGGATTGTATCGGGGCAATCGGGAAAGGCACCGTTGTTTTTTACGGTTACATAATTGCCCTTGGCGCCAGATGTAAAACCTGACACAAGAGTAAAGGCAGTGTTACGGACAGGGTTCTTGCGATACTCGCCGTTGACAATACGAATGGCACTCATAGTTGGCTCCTTTTTGTGCGTTAAAATTGTATTATAGCAGATGTAGAATTAAGCGTCAACCGGGGCAAACATCTTGCTACCCGATTCCATGACTGCACGATATGCTTCCATGGTTTTTTGTGTCTGTGCAAGTGGGCTTTTTTGGATAAACTGCATCATTTCTAAAAATCCCATACCCAAAAATTCTGCATCTTTTTGTATAGTTTTGATTGCTGTGGCTGTCTGCATTTTAGCTCCTTTTTGTTACTGTATGCTATATTATAGCAAAAGGGGGTTTATTGGTCAACCACTTGAATTGTGGCTTTTTACAACAAAATCTGCTTATTTTTTAAGCAATTCGTACAGTCTGTTGTTGATTACATCCATCTCTGCCTGTTCTACATAAAAATCTGTAGTGGGATCGTAGTAGGCGCCTTCTTTGTTGTCATAATACAACACCTGTCCGGAGAAATTAAAAGGTCCTTCCAGGCCCGCACGGGTTCCGTATTTCTCACGCATCTGGTTCACGGTATCTATAACTTTATAGCCCATCTAGAACTCCTTTTTACTTACTATGCCACTATTATAGCAAATTGGGAATATTCGGTCAACCATAAAAAAACCCCACATACTGCAGGGTTTATTGTGAAAATACGTTATAAATTACACAGGTGTCGGCGGGGCAACACTTGAAAACACAATTGTTGTGAATGCAAGCACTGATCCAGCACTCATATAGAGATATAAGTGTCCCTCTTCTTCTGGAAGCAGAACCCCATTTAGTACTTCTGTTGTTCGGTTATCGTAGGCCAGCTCTACTGTATTTCCGTATCCAAACGTAGTTGAATTACGGATACGCCAACCACCTTTGGATTGTACATCTGCTTGTATTTCAGCAGGAGCAGTTTGCCAGGTACCTGCAGTAATGTACGCAAGTTCTTCCGGCGTTAATGCAGGATTAGAATTCCATGCATAATTGTATTTGAACATGCCAACATGTGCCACTCCAGAAGCACATGTTACCACCACTGGAAATTGAACATCTGTGCCGGCTGAATCATCAAATGTATATGAAAATTCGCACAAAAACCCATCAGGTTCGTCGATGCTGCCCTGGCTAAATGTTCCATTGAACACTTCAGTGCCATTCACTGTCACTGTGCCCGTTGACGGTAGAACACTAAGGTTTCCTTTTAATTTAAATAATCTTTGAGTCATTTGATGTATCTCCGGTTAGTTTTATTTATCATTGCCAATGAGTTTGCACTGCCGGGTCTGAGATCTCGTGTGGTTTTGGACTGCCGTGAAATACCAAAATACTGGTGTTGTCATCTACCACAGTTCCGGTGTTGGGAGCCCGATACTTGCGTTTTGAAAAATTAAAACCGCCATCCAAGCACTGCCAACGCCAACTTTTAACCCAGTCAGTGTTAAAAAATCTACGATTCCCAACAGGTATCAATGCCGAAATCAAGTCTTGATCACCTCGATATTTGCTGGTAAATTGGCCAATGTCTTGGCCAATTACTTCTTTCCACACATGCTGGTAATGTTCAGTATTCCACCACATCACACTGGTGTTTGACACTGTGCAAGTATTTTTCCATAGATACTTGAAATCTCTCACTGCCCAGAAATGTCGCTGTGGCAGTTGCCAAATCCAATCAATATTTTTTGTAATTACCATGTCCAAATCAAAGTACAATAGCGGACCCGAATGATGTTCTGTATTGAACAATTGCAGTTTATACCACCAGGATTTTTTAGGTCCTGCCAGCCCCCAATCAATCAAAGCATGTTTGATCATATGGTCTGGAACTGTTCTGTCTGTTTCTGTGTAAACGTGTAATCTTACTGGACGACTTAGATTCCTACACAACATACTATACAGTCGTTCAACATAGTCCCATGTGTATCCATCGCCGTGTATTACGCAAGCACAGTCTAAGGGTTCAGTAGTAGGCATCATTTGATATTTACCGTTATATACACACATAAATATCTTTATGAAAATTGTACTTGTAACCGGTGGGTTTGATCCCTGCCATTCTGGGCACCTTGCTTACTTCCAATCAGCAAAAAAACTAGGCGATCGACTGGTCGTTGGTCTTAACTCAGACCAGTGGCTCACTCGTAAAAAGGGACGACCGTTTATGCCCATGAGTGAGAGATTTGCATTGATCAGTGCCTTGAGCATAGTAGACGAAGTTGTAGTTTACAATGATGATGACAACAGTAGTTGTGATGCAATTCAACTGGTCAAGCAACGCTATCCTGCTGCCAACATTGTGTTTGCCAATGGCGGTGACCGTACACAAGACAACATTCCAGAAATGATCTTCGATGACGTGGAGTTTGTGTTTGGTGTGGGTGGCGAAAACAAAATAAACTCCAGTTCGTGGATATTGGAAGAGTGGAAGAAGCCCAAGACGACCCGTGCATGGGGCTATTATCGTGTACTACATGAAGTAGGATCTAACACCAAACTCAAAGAACTCACAGTGTCTGCCAAAACTTGTCTTAGCATGCAACGACATGATCGGCGTGCGGAGTTTTGGTTTGTGGCCGAAGGCGAAGCCGCAGTGTATACCCTGGACAATTCTAGCGATCACGACCTAGTAGGACATTACGGAGTGCATGACTATATTTGGATCAAGAAAAATCAATGGCACATGTTGTGTAATGAAACTGATCAACCACTGAAATTAATTGAAATTCAGTTTGGCGACGATTGTGTGGAAGAGGACATAGAACGTCGATGAAAGCCATACCAGTTTATGTTGGATACGATCCAAGAGAAGCCATTGCTTTTCACACCTGTGCCAATTCAATCATACGGCATGCATCAAAGCCCGTGGCTATTATTCCTGTGGCCTTGAACTTGTTTCGAGACTACGAAGAAACGCACACAGATGGCAGCAATCACTTTATCTACACACGATTTCTTGTGCCGCACTTACAGGAATACACAGGATGGGCAATATTCATTGATGGCGACATGATTGTGCGAGATGACATTGTGAAACTATGGGAATTGCAAAACCCTTATAACGACGTTATGGTAGTCAAACATGACTACAAAACTCGGATGCCTGTAAAATATCTAGGAGCACGAAATGAAGACTATCCTCGAAAAAATTGGAGTAGTGTTATTCTGTGGAATTGTAATAGCTTTCCTAACAGGCGACTTACTCCTGAGTTCATTCAAAAATCCACAGGTAGTGAACTCCACCGCTTCTCGTGGTTAGAAGACGAACGAATTGGCGAGTTGCCAAAAGAGTGGAACTGGTTGCCTGATGAATACGGCATTAATAAGGATGCCAAGCTGTTACACTACACGCTAGGCACACCTTGCTTTCAAGAGTTCGCTGACACGCCACAAGGTGATGAGTGGCATAGAGAACGTATTCTAACTGAATACTGCTTACAAAGGAACATACTATGATTTTACCAGTGGCCCTGGTGGACCGTTGGCCCAGTGACGAGTATAAAATACAACACGCAACAATTGAATCTGCACTCAAACACAGTGTTGCAGATCTATTGAAACTTCGTGCTGAAGTTGAACTGTTAAAACAACTTGAACACGAATGGGGGCTAAGTCCTATCCCTGAAGAATTGCTAACTAAAGATATTAGAGGATTTATCAAGAGGAACGGTGGCGACTCAATGGGTCAAAGATTTATTGATTATGTTGTAAATCAAGATGCCCAATTTGATCGTTGTTTAAAATTTACAGACTACCCGGCAATGGTTATGGCTGCATATCCCAGCAGTAAATTTATTGATAAAAATAGATTCCGCACCGAAATGGAAGAGATTGTCAAAGATCCTGTGCTGATACGCGGCATCAGTTCTGGTAAAATAGCCAAGATTGTGAGAGAACATGATCAAGACTATTACTTTATCGAAACAGGATATCTTGGCAATTATCGATGTGACAACAATCAAACCGGCAGAAAAGTGTATCATCGCATTGTAAAAAATTCCATGCAACATTCAACTATCATGGATGTGCCCGATGACCGATGGCAACAACTGGTAAAATTCAATCCAAACTTGGAATACAAAGGCTGGAAGCGCACTGGATCAAAAATTCTAGTGGTGTTGCCCACTAATAAACCATTTCAATATTATGGACACAATCGTGAGAAATGGATTGAAAAAGTTGAACGCACTATTAAAAAACACAGTGACAGAGAGATTGTCTGGCGTGAAAAGGCCAGTCGTGGGGAACGTACAAATGCCACTATATACGATGCCTTAGATGATGACATTTATGCTCTGGTCACTTACAACAGTATTGCAACTGTGGAAGCAATACAGCACGGAATTCCAGCCTTTGGACTGGCACCCACTGCGGCAGATCCGGTATGCAGTAATGATCTTTCACAAATTGAAAATCCCGTAATGCCCAATGAAGAAATTGTTTACAGATGGTTATGCTCGATTGCTTACAGTCAATTTAGTCTAGATGAAATTTTAACAGGCCAAGCCTGGCAAATGGTATTAGAAAATGCACAACGCCCAACCCTTGATTGTTAAAAGTTATCTAAGAAGTTTGCCCAGGCATATCAACGGCAACGAAAAAATCAATGCATTGACTTATTTTGCAGAGGGTGCAGCCAAGTGTGGCGATTCAGCATCAGTAACTGAGTCACAAACATACGAAACATGTGATGTTGGTGCCATTATTGGCAATGCGTTTGATGCAAATCCCAGCAAGGTCAGACTGCCGCATTATCAAGTTCGCAAAATGGTAATGGATACACAACACAGTCTTCATCGTTACTGGTTAAGCATAGACAGCAACGTATTCATTTACAAAGATGCTGCCAATCCACACAAGTATCTACGCTACAGTTTTAATGGTGTGTTTCCTGCCACAGGCATATACTGTAACGAAACACCCGGTGAAGAAAACTGGAACAACATGCGACGTGACTACAATATGGATCTAAAACCCTGGAGGTCCAGTGGCAATCACATATTGATCTGCTTGCAACGACCGCTGGGGTGGAGTATGCGTGGCGCGGATTTAATGAAGTGGCTTAAGAGAACATTAGGCAAGATTAGAGAACACAGTGATCGTCCAATCTTAATAAGATGGCATCCAGGTGACTGGAAGGCATTTCCCAATTATAAATCCACGCTAGTTAAGTTTGGCGTTACAGTGAGCCCACAAAACCGGCACATAACCGAAGACTTGGTCAATTGCTGGGCACTGGTATGCCATAATTCAACTCCCAGTGCAGTGGCACCAATTGAAGGAATTCCAGCATTTATCACAGATGAGCCTGCATACAGCCAGGGCGGTGATATTGCTAACACTGACCTGAGTCAGATAGAAAATCCTCACATGCCTAACCGTGAGCAATGGATTAGGAAACTAGCACAATGTCACTGGAGTTTTGAAGATGTCAGATCAGGCCGTTGCTGGAGTCACATGCGCAACTGGGTCAAAGTCCCGTAATTCATTTAACTGTGTGAGATAATCAGGAATGGCAAAATCAAATTCATTTCTAGTGTCTACCAAGATCTTGTTTACATCTTTGGGGCCGCTGGTCCTGACCACATTCTTTCCTAGATTGTAAACTTCGTTGATCAAGCACAATAACTCATATTTGTTAATGTTTACTGAGTTGTTGACCACATGATATATGCCAGCAACACTGGGGTTGCGTACATATCGATCAATACATTTGGCCAACTGCAATGTGGTGATCCCATTCCACCAGGCATTGTCCCAACCAGGTATTGCAGTTTCAGGATTTCTTCTAACCCAATCAAGTAATCCAGTACCAGATTTGAGTTCGGGACCGATAATGCTCATACGAAATGTAACGTCTTTGCTGTTGTCAACTTCGCCTAGGCTTTTACTGCGACCATACACATTTGTTTCGGTGTGCGTGTGTTTTTCTTTGTAGTGACCCACAGCACCATCAAACACACAATCAGTGCTTAGATGAATCAGTCGAGTGTGAGTGTCTTTTAATCGGTATTCGATGTAGTGTGGCAACCAGGAATTGATTATGCTGGCACGGTCGGGACGTTGCAGGCACGGCTGTACCAATAGACCAATACAGTTTACAACAAAATCAGTGTTGAGTTGATCAAAAAATTCTGCAACCATAGCGGGATTTTCAACATCTAATCGGGTACGGTACACTGCATCAACTTCGTGCCCTTGCTGACGAAGATAACTGACCACAACATGTCCAGCCATGCCGTTGGAACCTAGTACTGTGATTTTCATAAGAATCCTCCCTTGACCAACATGTCTTTGATTTGATCATCGTTCATTAATACTGTTTGAGAACTGAACTCAGAGTGGGGAAATGCTGGTAACTGTTTGTATTTGTTCTTAAGTTCTGCAGAACACTTGGTAGGAAGTATCACATAGTAATTTTCATCAAAGCAACGACTCAGCACAGCTTCGTGTTTGCTGATCAACATTTCGTCTAGTTTCTCCCCGGGCTTGCTGCCAATTTCTTTTATGTTCACAGTGCCATACTTGTGCATGAGCACACGGGCCACATCTCGAATGTAACAAGCCGGCATGTTCATAACAAATGTTTCACCACCGATGCTGGTTTCTGCGGCTTTGAACAACAACATGATGGCTTCCTCTAGCGTCAAGAAGAACCGAGTCATTTGCAAATCAGTAATGGTAATAGGACCACCTGCTTTGATCTGTTCAATAAAGTACGGAATCACGCTGCCGTTGGAACCCATGACATTGCCGCCACGAATGCAAACAAACTTTGTGTGTGTGCTTAGATCATTACCTTGTATGATTAACTTTTCACCTACACTTTTGGTCATGCCATACAGGTTCAACGGCTCAACGGCTTTGTCGGTACTGACATCAATTACTTTGCTGACATGATTTTCTACAGCGGCGTTGACAATGTTGGTGGTTCCTGTGATGTTTGTTTTGATAGCTTCCTGTGGGTGATCTTCGCAGATGGGCACATGTTTAAGTGCGGCCAGATGAAATATAACGTCAACGCCCTTGGTTGCAAAACGAACAGCATCATAATCTCGAACGTCTCCTACTACAAACTTCAATCTAGAGTCATGAAACTGTCGTTGCATCAACACTTGTTGAAGTTCGCCACGGCTAAAACATATAATTTCTGTGGGATTATAATTTGCCAACAACATACGTATTAACGTTTGTCCCCAACTGCCGGTGGCACCCGATACAAATATTCTTTTTCCGTTAAACATGATTTCCTAATAAAATGTTTACCACTGTGTCACTAACGTTGGTTCTAGCATATTCAGCAGGTACTGTCCATGCACGATCAACCTGTTTCATAGATTGGTAACCAGCAACAATATTATCAACTGCTAGACCAGTTACAATGTTTGATCCACACCAAACAGTTTCTGGGCGTTCAGTAGTGGCACGTATAGTTATAGTGGGTTTATAGAACAAACACATTTCTTCTTGTACAGTTCCTGAATCACTGATGGCCATGTAACTATTCTTTTCTAACTTTACAAAATCAAAAAACCCCATTGGTTCAGTTATTTTTATACAGTCGCTTACTGATATATCTAATTCGCGCAAACGCTGACGTGTTCGTGGATGACAACTAAACACAATTGGGCGATCTTGTGCTATGATTTCCATGGCACTAAAAATACTAGCCAATCTCTCCGGACTATCTACGTTCTCTGCTCTGTGTGAGGTGGCGATAATGTACTGGTTAGATTTTAATTTTAATTTTTCTAAAATATTGCTCTCATCAATTTGATCACAGTAGTAATCTAATACTTCTCTAATGGGATTGCCAGTTACAAACACACGATTGTTTTGTGCACCTTCTCGTAACAAATTTTGTCTACTGAGTTCAGTATAAGGCAAATTGATAGTGCTAATACTGTCTATTAATCTACGATTCTTTTCTTCTGGTACTGACATATCGTAACAACGATTGCCGGCTTCCATGTGATACACAGGAACTCCCATGCGTTCACAAACTATAGCACTCAATCCTGAATTGGTATCACCCAACACTAACACCGCATCAGGTTGAAATTCTGTAATGTACTGCTCTACACCAATCATAGTGGCAGCCAACTGCTGTCCAATTGTACCACGACTGTTTAGTACACAATCGGGTTGTCGCAATCCCAACTGATCAAAGAATATATCATTGAGTGTGGCATCGTAATTTTGCCCAGTATGTAATACTCTATGTTCACTGACTTGATCTAGCTTGGGTATAATTCTAGCCAAGCGAATTATTTCCGGGCGTGTTCCTAAGATGGTTAATATCTTACGCTTCATAATACCCTACATAATATTTCTCTAGGCTGGGCAGTTTAACCTCGACCCAGCCTGCAAAGTCATCATGTGTCCATGAACTTTTGTGTATATCAAATTGATTACCATGACTCCAAATTCGTTCGTTTTCGATATTGTGTGTATTGTCTGTCCAAATTTCAGGTAGTGGGGTAAGTAAAAATATTTTTTTATTGACTATTTTCTTGCAATCTTCCAATAGTCGAACGCCTGCATCTTTGTTTAAGTGTTCGATAAAATCTATCATTAAAATATAATCCCAACGCTCGGTGGTAATTTCAAAGATAGGAGTAGTCTCAACATTGGCCACAATGTCTGGTTCAACCCAATCCCATGCATCAATTGTTAACACACGACACTGTTGTTCTAGCAACGGCGATGAGTAGGCTTTGGGGCCGCACCCTATATCTAATACTGTGCTGCCAGTGGCTACACTTTCATTAATAAACTGTGACAATAAATCATTGCGACTGGCTCTTTTTCCTTTGATTTTAAATTTCATTGTATACTTTCTTTATTTGGTGCATGTATTGTTCCATCAACAGTGATGTTAAAATACAAATCTTTATTATTTTGATCAGGCTCAATGTTGTCAGGATGCCCGTAACTCTTATGGTGATATTGATGTATAACCATTGGTGTTGCTACAAATTCAAGATTGCACACTTGTTTGATTCTATATAGTATTTCTGCATCGTCCCAGTTATGTCCTGTTGCATATCTTTCATCAAATCCGTTGACTTTGATTAGATTATTTCTGGTAATGGCATTGCAAAAGTGAAATGCCACTGGACGCTCAATTTCGTGATTATACCAACGTGCTTTTTTTGATGTTGACACTGTGGGAATTGATCCTTGCTGATGCAATACTGTAACATCTTGTTTAGTACATGCCCAGCAATGAAAACTAAGATATGTTTCATCAGTAAGATTCTTAGCAACATAATTCAACACATCTCCCATATGGCAACATTCAGGGTTTTGTATCACAATCATATCTCCGCGACTGGCACGCAGTCCTACATTATATGGAATACATGGATTACAATAGTCTTTTTTTGTTACTTTCTCTTTCATACGAATAATATTAAACTGTAATTGTGGAAACTCATTGGGTATACCATCTAAACTATTATCAGCATCACTGAAGTCATCTACAATGACCACTTCTACATTTTTGTACGCACTATTTGCAATAGTCTGCAATGTGAATTTTAGTTGAGGTAACCTATTATAATAGGCCATCACTATTGATATCATATAAACCTTATGTGCGACGTGGCGTATTTTGCCCGTTGATTGATTATTTCCACAATTTCAAAATTAGACTCTACCAATGGTGTTCTTTCCTTGGCAAAGATTCGTAGATCCATTACAACAACAGTATTGGCGTGACTGTGCTTGAGTATCAACTCACGATATGTGCTTGCTGGATAATGAAACCCGCAACTGACCCAACTAGTAATGACATCAAACTTAATATCCTCAGAGATATTGATATTATTACAGTCTACCAGATGATAATTTTGTGTGTTTAATTCATCTAGTTTGTTTTGTAAAAAATCCAACTTGTAATAAAATGCAAAATTTTTAGAATCAGTGGTGTAACGTGCCTGTTGTTGTGTTCGGGCATCTTGAGCATTATCGTCGAAATCGCCATCTAGTAGATACAATTCAGTGCCGTACTTTTTATTAAACAAACGACTTTCCCAAGCAAGTCCGCATCCAATGTCTAATATTTTTTTAGGAGGCGTTCCTAGATAGGTATCTAATAGATCAAAGTTTTCTTGTTTATGTTGCTGATACACATCAGTGAACCATTCGTCATTGATCCAATCTTTTTGATACAATATCATTGGTACTTTCTCTGTTCTTGTTTGAATACATCAAGTTCTTTGCGTTTGCCTTTGGCAGACCATATGGCGCTTTCAGTCCGCATGGCCCAGTCAATATAACTCATGGGTAACAGACCTTTTTGATATTTTGGCACCAGTTGATCTAGTAGAACTTGATCTAAAAACCAATATAGATCGTGTTTACCGATACTGGCACGTAAACTGTTTGCGTACTCTTGTAAAAATTCATGTGCACCAGCAGTACCATTGAACAACACAGCACCGGCCAAGTGGGTGCCATCTTTGGGTTTTTCGTACAGATAAAAATCCTTAGTGCCCAATTGATCATTGAATTGTCCGCGCACTAGCCCGTCAACATCAATACTCAAGCATCGTTGTCCTGGTTGTAGTAATTCAGCCAGTCTGACAAATCTAGTACAGGCATAGTAAGTTTGATGAATCAGTATTGATAGGTCTTGGCGGCCACGTGTTTGTCCTTTTTTAAACATTTGTCTCTGTCGATCGTTTTCAAATTGGGTTCTGGTCATCCAGTAGTCAGTTGTATGTTGAAACTCATTCTCACTGGGCTGTTCATAAGTGCAAGTTACACCTGTGCGGCTTTGACAAAAATCAATCTGATCGGGCCTAGGGTTGTATATGTGTATGTGTACTCCGTATTCTGGAGTATTGGCCAGTATACTGTTGATCAACGGCCGGGCATGCAGGTCAAAATACACTGAGTCTGCGGCAGCATAGATAAAGAATTTATTTTGATTTAACGTTCCGTTAAGTTGGGGCAATATCATAGTCAGATATTTAGTGAGGGAAAACACAGCCTATAACTAATACTATGAGAGTAAGTATTTTTGATCAGTATGGTGCGCTTAATAGTCCGCCGGTATTTGCGGCTGTACGTGCAGGGCTTGACAGTCTTGGCATCAAGCACAACAACATGGACAGTTCAGCAGATGTTGCTGTTATCTGGAGCCAACTATGGCACGGACGAATGAAGCACAATCAAGGCGTATGGGGCGCATTCCGTAATAGCAATCGTCCTGTCGTTGTAGTTGAAGTGGGCATGCTACGTCGTGGCGGCACTTGGAAATTGGGTGTTAACGGAACTGGTAACAATGCATACTATGGTGACGAGTTGATTCCAGGCCGGGCGGCGCAGTTGAGACTAGAAACCCAACCCTGGTCCAATGCTGGTTACAACATTGTGATTGCCGCACAACGATCAGACAGTGAACAGTGGGCAGGACAGCCGCCCACTGTAGCTTGGTTAACCGAAACTGCTAACACCATTAAAAAATACACAGACAGACCTATTGTTATACGTCCGCATCCTAGACAGCGTATCAGTAATATTCCTGGTTGTGTTATTGAGATGCCGCGGCCCATCCAAGGAACATATGATAGTTTTGATTATGATCGATGTTTGTCAACAGCATGGGCTGTGGTCAATCACAACAGTGGTCCGGGCTCACTGGCTGTATTAAACGGAGTTCCAGCATTTGTACACGCTAGTAGTTTGGCAGCACCTGTTGGCAATACAGATTTATCCGCAATCAACAATCCGTCAAGGCCAGACCGAACTGCATGGCTAGAGCGACTGGCACACACAGAATGGTACACAGAGGAAATTGCCTCGGGCCTGCCGCTCAAACGTTTATTGTTGACCTAACCAAGACAAACTCTTGTCAATCCAGGCCAGTACAAGATCTTGTTGTCTTACATGCCCGTAGCGATTTATACTTCCTACCGCAGTTTCCGGCAGTAAGTTTTTATCTGCCAACTCATACCATGTAGTGGTTCTTGGATCCATTGGAGCATGTTCACTCTTATAAGCAATCACATGTATAAATTCGTCGTCTGGGTGTTTTAAAAAGAACCCTGAATTACAATCCCAGCCATTGACGGCCAGCATGTGCATTAAACTCACCACAGTGTGATGATAATAACATCCATTTGGTTGCACAAATGCCAGTTGACGTATATCCATGTTGGTAGTTTGCGGAACTGCCATGATCAACATGCCGCCATCCTCGGCAATGGTGTTCCATTTTGCCAATGTCGACAATGGATTGATACAGTATTGAAATGCATCGTGGCACCATAGCACATCAAATTTTGACTTGCCAGGCAGATTATCTGTATTTTCAAAATCTATTTTTTGATACACAATGTTTGAATATTTTTTAACCACAGCAGGTGTAGCACCTGTGTCTATGCCTGTGCAACGAATATTCAGAGGTATTGGGGCGTCATCTCGAGTTGTTCTAGTCGCCCACCATTCTAGGTCTTGTCCTGTGCCACATCCCAAATCAACCAGTGTGCCAATGCTTTCCATAAAGTCATCATACTCAAACAGTGTGTTGAGTGTTTGTAAACTGTGTGCATGACTTTCGTCATCGTTTCTAAATGTCATAACTGTATATCTTCCATGCCGGCTGCTCGCAGTCTAACCACATGTCCCAACATGAAGTTTTTACTTTCCATTGCTTTCATAATGCCCAAAAATCGATTGCGTAACAGTGCAACTTCGTTGATAATGGTTTCAAAATCAATAACTTCATCTTCACCATCCACATACTTTTCAGCATCTCGACTGGTCAGCGCACGAGCATAGCCTTCTAAATACTTTTGAAAATGCCGTCGTCGAATCTTACGCAGTTGTATGTTAAGGAAGTTCAGCACTGCTTCAATCTCTTGTAGTTGATTAAAGCGATGCTCGGTCATTCCCGGAAGTGCTGTGATATTTCGTTCAACCAGGCCACCAATGGCACAGTCACGCCGTGCAGATACAAGTTCATTTTCGTAATGAGCAATAAAGTCTGGAATGGCGCTGAGATCAGCAACAACGCGGTTATACCACATTAGTTTTCCCAGTCATCGTCTTGGTCGTGGTCTTCTTCCTCGGGTTCTTCGTCTTCGACGTAATCTTTATCATTGTCAAGATACGCAGTTAAAGCTGCCTTAACATCGCGATCTCCTGTAAAGGCATCTCGAATATCCTCTGCATCACTGTCATTGTCCATTAAAATTTGTACTAGAGTTTCTGCCGCTTCGGCACGATCTACTGTGTTTATGTAGCGTTTAAGTTCTCCCCAAATTTCTTTGGTTAATTTTACATCAATGGTCATTTTGTTTCCTTTTATCTAATTTTTCCGTATAAAGATCAGATGCACATGCAGTACAGCTTTCTTTCCTGCATATTGTATACTCGGTTAAAAACTTAAAATTTTCATCAAACAGATTTCCTAAATTGTCGTTCTTACAGGTACCTGCGTAGACTGAAAAATCAACATCTATATAGATACTTGTAACTCCAGCGTTACAAAGCCAACCTTTCCAATGGTGCAAATCTTTATCATACAATTGATTGGCAGATATTTTAACCTCGCTGCCGTCTTTCAATTCTACTATAGCACTGCAATGAATATCCTCAGTTAGTGTAGTATTCATGAAAAGTTCATTTGGTTAGTAATCTTTATCGGGAATTGATTCTTTCCTTGTCTATAATCCTTGATTGGATGTGTATAGCTAACAATTCCGTGTTTTTCTAAAAATGTTTTGTATTGCTCATTACGAGCTCGATGCCATGATTCATCCATGATATTGACTGATACTAGACATTTATGACTTTGTGCAAACTGGTGTAGATTTAATACTAGATTAAAAAACTTTTTTTCTTTCATAAATTCACTATGTGTAGAAAATGTAATCCAATCACAATAATCCATCATTTCCTTATAGTATGCTAGACTAGCTGTGCCATTGGTAGTGACTCCAACATTCCCTAGGTCGTGCGCAAAGCACTCATGCAACCATTTTAAAAAAGGAAGAAAATTTTTATTTAAAGTAAGTTCACCCCCTACAAATGCCAAATTATATTTGATATTTTTCCTAGGGCTAGCTGATATAATTCGATTCCACGCCGCTTGCAATTTCTCTAATGAATAATCTTTAGATGTTTTATCATGCCATTGATCTGGACAATAACTACAATCAAAATTACACCTTGTTCCAACTAGCCAATGGATTGTAATACCCGGTGCATACTCACGTATCCGAACAATGGGATTACTGTCAGTTACTACAATCGATTGCATTATTCGTTGATGCTTTCGTCGATAATTTCGTCTACTACTCTGATATCTTTCTGGTTGGCAAAATCTGCCATAAGTTTGTCTAAACAGCCGTTTTCATTTGCTTCCCATTTTTTACGGAACTGTTTGATCACTTCACCATCACTTGTGACAAATACCAAACTGTTGCCTTCTTTCTTGAGAATGTTTTTCTTCTCTGCCAGGTCAACCAATCCCGAATGTGGACTCATGCCAGTTGAGTAAGGAATCTTAACTTGCATACCTTCAAACGGTTTAGCATAGCGTGTTTTCATTACTTTACAGCCGGCACGAATACCGTTGACTTCTGATACTTTGTTGCCATCTTCGTCTTCTTTCAATTTCATTTTCTTCATGGCAACAACAATACTCGATGCATAGATAAATCCTTGACCACCGGAGATCTTGTCATCGGGATCGAACATGTCTTGGCTTGCGTATGTATGATTAGTAGCAACCAATCCAACATTGTGACTACCAAACATATTAACACAGTTACGAACCAGTGCTGTCAGTGCCTTGGGCTTGCGGCCCATGTCACCTTTCATGTCACCTGCTTCAAACTGGTTAACGTCTGTGGGGGTCAACAACATGCCCAACGAATCAATCACCCACAGAACCTTCATGCGTTCTTCATCAGGAAGTGCTTTGTAATCAATCATGAATGTGGAAATTGCTTTGGCCACGTCGTCGATCATGCTCATATTAAGTTTAAGCAACTTTGCCGGATCAGTGTCAACACCCAGTGCGTGTAGCCACGATTCGTCTAGTGCATTTTCTGTGTCAACAAGAATAACAAAGATGCCTTGTTCTTGTGCGTTTTTTACAATGTTACCAGAGCAGATGTAACTTTTACCTGCGCCAGATTCACCGGCAAACACAGTTACCTTGCCTAGCGGAATACCTTTGTTGAAGTCTCCACTAATAAGATAGTTTAAGGCATAGTTGCCTGTGCCAATCCAGTCAGTTGGATCGTTAAATCCAATACTCAGGCCTTGGATGCTTTTGGTAATGTCCTTGCGGAACTTTGATATGTCAAATGGTTTTGCCATGTTGTGCCTTTTTAATGTTTAACAATTCTTGCTCGATTATTATCTCGAGAATTACGATATAAAATTTTTCTATAATCAAATAACTTGTTTTCTATGTCAACTACGGTTGCAATTGGTATTTGTTCTGCTACTAATTTAACTCCCATTTTCTCTGCCCACTGAGAGGATTCGGTACTAAAAGGAATAGTTTCAGGCATTGACAAATTTAATTGAAATGCAAATTCTAAGTTTTCGTAATTATAGTGATCGGGATATTTTAGTTCTGTGTCAAAAAATCTAAACTTATTATAATACTGACGACCCACGTATGTATAGCCAAAAGAAAAATTTACTATGTCATTGTTAGTGACCATAGTGTCTTGGTAAGGATTTTTAAATACTTCCCATTTTTCATCGGCTTTAAATTCTAAACGATTAAAACTATACTCCAATCGGTGTATGCCCATGTTCACTTCTCTATAAGGGTACAAATATCCTAATTTTTCTAGTGCTGGCGCAGTCTTAACAATTCTAATTTCGTCAGGATATAATTCGTGTAGCTTGCTACCAATTTTAGATTGGCGCATGTCACTGCTGAATCGCAGTTTGTCAATGTCAATGTCATGATAATGAGAAAACACCCAATCTGAATGCTCTTTGTTAAGAAATTCCTGATCTAGATAATTTTCCAAATTAGTATGTTGTTTAAATGATTGTCCTATTAGATCATACAACATCTCATTTGTCTTTGATATTGCCCAATGCAAGTGTGTTAACTTTTGATCTAGATCTTTGTAAAGTTCTTGATCGTTGGAAAACGCATTTTGTGATTTTTTATTTGTTTGATCTATAAAAAATTCAAACAATTCATGATTATACTTGACCTCAAAGGGCAGAGTATCTCCAGAGTTATCAAATACTAAAGAAAATTTCATATGTGTATTGTTTAGCCCAGGTGTTACCACCCAGGCTAATTTTTTCAATTACTTCTGTTGACGGGCCCGGATCATGGCCAAAATATCTTCGGCTTTCTGAGTAGGTGCTGCCGCGGCAGGAGCTGTGACTGGTGCTGTTGCCACAGGTGGCTCGTCCTCATCAAAGTCCGACACCGGAGCAGACACTGCCTTTGGAACAGCAATACTGGCTGGTGCAGACTCTACAGTGCCTGCGGGTGCAGACACACCTGCGGGTCGGAAGTAAGAACTCCACCGCTCTGTGTCATATGCTTGACCATCTACTGATGCTTCAAACATTTCTTTCATGACTTTCACAGCCGCTTCGTCTGGCTTCTTGGGCAAGAATGTGCTCAAGTCAAACAAGCCGTGTGCATCCACTGCTGCCTGTTCCACTTCTGACAGTGCAGACTCTTTACGTGCCCACTTTGAGGTGTTGTAGTCAGCAAAGCCGCCTTTTTGCGTTTTTGTGATGCGGAAGTCCAGACCACGCAAGGTGTCTGTTGGAGTTTCTTCCAGTTCTGGATCCATCAGCGCACCTTTAATGATGGTGAACAACTGAGGACCAATGATGAATCTACGGATGGGATTGTCAGGAGTCTTGTCATCTGCCAAGGGGTTCTCGCGAACAAAGCCTTGGAAAATGTAACTGCGTTTTTTCCAGTACTTGCGACCCATGTCTTCCAGACTTTTGTCTTTGAACCATGTGCGTACTTCTGTCAGGATTGGGCAAGTTTCTTGCCACATTTCCATACAAGGAACCTGTACGTAAACCTGTTTTGATTCCATCTCTCCTTTGATGCCATTGAATGGCAAACGAATCATTGCTCGTTCTTGCCAAAAGAATGTGTTTTTTGTGTTGCCGTCTGGGAGGAATCGTAGTGTAGTGGATGCGCCTTCTTCCATGTTCCAGTGTGCGTAAATTGCGTTATCGCCACCAGTGGATGCTCCACCTTTGTTGTTGCCTTCTGAGGCTGCGAGACGTGCTCGGATGTCTGCTAATGATGCCATTTTAAGTTGCCTTTCTAGTGTTATAAAATGTTTTCTAAGTTGCCTGTGATGCTAATGAAAAAAGCGTGTCACTGTTGTAGTGTACACGCTTTTGTTGTCAGCGTCAATGATATTTATGACGCATTTGTTCTAATGACTATTTTATGATCTAATCATCCCGGACAGTTCTCGCAACCGGTGTAGCACATCTTCTTCTACGTCATCGAACTTTTGAAGTTTACCAGAGTGTCCGTATTGGCCTTGTAACGTTGTGGTTTCTCCCAGAGGTGGGTTGCCGGTTGTCACTGCAACTTCTTCTGCCATATTGCCTAACATTTGTTCGATCTGCTTGATCCATCCACTTACGTCACTAGATCCAATTTCTTCTACATCACCTACAAAGTCTGCAACTTCGTCAATGGCGGCTGTTACTTTTTCTGGACCGTACTTGCTCAACAAATCCGAACGTTGCATTAAAATTCTACGTGTGATAGCACTGGCCACTGGACTGTCTTCCATGCCTTCTGCCATGTCAGGCTTGGAATTATTCATTCCTGATAGTTCTTGCAAACGAGATATTGTATCCTGCTCGCCTTCGTACATGCTGCCGCATTCCATTAGGCCGTGTTCTGGGCAGTGTTCGCCTTCGGCAGTGTAGTTGCATGATCCATCTGTTTCTTCTTCGCCAAATGCATCTTGTGCGGCGCTGCCTAGTTTGGCACCAGTCATTGCACCACCTGGACTCTTTGTCAGTGCGGCACCACCAATGCCACCTACTATTGAGCCAAGCATGCCATCTTGTAACAACTCGTTGTTCATTCCGCCATCAACTGAATATTCTTCATCATCTTGTTCAGCTACAGGAGGGGGCGGAACTTCGGCTGGTGCTTCTGCCGGCACAGCAGGTGCTTCGGGCGCAACTGTTGGCGGGGCTAACTGTTCTGATTTGAGTGCGTCTAGCACCGGCTCAAAATCTTCAAATCCTTTGTTGGACATGTCTTTGATACGTGCAATAACCAGGTTGCGGCAATCAGCATCGGGATCTTGTTCAGCTAAATCTTGCAGTTGATCGAACAGAATATCATCACCAACTAAACTGTACAACTGTTCTGTTGCATTGGTTGCATCTGCACCAACTGGCAACTCTTGTGACAGCAATGCAATAAGTTCTTGCTGTTGTTCTGGGGTGTTGGGTGTTGCCCAGGTGCCTTCTAATAGGTTTTCGGCCCAGGCTTCAAATATGTTTGCTTCTTTCATTGCAGTTCCTTGTTGTTGTATACGGGCCAAGATAGGCAAGGCCTGTTCAATTCGCGAATCAATTGTTTCTTGAACAAATAGTGTTTTAATGTCTTCGATGATTACATCTTGCTCGGTTATGTCGGCAGGATTCCAACTTTCAAAGTAGCTGTTGTATCCACGACTTGAAGCCAGGCCTTTAAGAGTCCGGCTCATTGTGGCATGGTACACATTGGTTTCATTCACCAGGTTGGCAGTGTCGCCTTCAAACACACGGCCATGACTGGCTCTGCGGAAACGGCTCAGCACATTGAGTTCTTCCACTATGTTGGCAATGTGCTGTCCCCGCATGTCATAGGGTCTGCCACCTTGACGCACATGCTCTACCATGGCGCGGCCACCTGCTAGGTTGCGGAATGGTAACTTGTAACGCTCGCCTTCGGCTGTTTCTAAAAATAAACTTTCAACTTGACGGAACCGTGCTTCATTCACGCCCATTGGACGCTTGTGACGTATCATTAAGCGCACAGAATCCGGACCACCGTTCCAACTCACATTCTTTGTGCCGTTCCACGATTCAAACAGGCCTTCTTTGAGTGCGGCCTGACCTTGCATGCTGTACTTGAGTCTGTTGATATTTTGACTGCCAAAAGTCATAAAATTCTTTGTGGCAAAGTTTTTAAGTTGATGCTGGAACTCATACCATTCGGTTTTGTCTTCACTGTCCATGCCGCGGCCCACATTGTCACCGCTGAATAATTCCAGTTGTTTATCATCTCCCAGCATCACAACCACTGTGCCGTAGTTGGTGCCGCCTGCACTGACAAATTCAAAACTGTAAATCTCAGCATCTTCTGCTGTGGGTGCAGGCTTGCCAGTGCTGTCTAGTATTTCTGGGTCAAAGCCGCGTGTGACCAATAGGTCAAAAAGTTGTTGTCCGGGAGTATTCTGTGCCATAGTGTTCTATTTATCCAATTTAGCTTTAACGTAATGTGGCAAAAAACGGCATAGGCTCTATCATTGTATCGCCAAAATCACGCATTTGCGAGTCCATTTCTGTGTGATAGTTCTGTAACAACTGCATCATGCGTATGGCCAACAGTGTGCCCATGACCAAGTCGTCTGTTTCACCGGGTTTGGCAGCATAACTTGTTCCGTGTGCCACAAACGTTTTGAGTTCTGATACCAGCGGAGCACTGTTGATCGACATCTTTTTGGATTCTACCAAGATCTTTAACTTGCTACAGGCTGATAACTTGCTCTTGTTTGTGGTGTTAAATCCCTTGCGGATTCTACGTGCGCCTCCGGCCACAGAGTTGTCACTTAAGAAATAGCCTTCAATGTTTTCTTCGCCAAACTCTGCAATAGAGATCAGTGCGGCTTCGCCAATGGTGTTGTTTTCTACTGAGTAGTAAATGCTCTTGGGATCTTTAACAGTTTCGTTGATGTGTTTACACACGTCAGATAAGATACGTATCTGTGCTGGAATAGTTGTTTTATTATGGCGCCATTCAGCCACTTGTATGGTAGTATTGGCTTCAAACACCTGTATGGCAGCAGGATCGCCGCCTGTGCCCAAACTTGGGTCCAGGGCTACAACATACAGTTTGCCAGCCTCGGGCCGTTTATACCAACGCACTTGCCCTGTTCTATACAGGGGATCTTGTTGACCTTTTAACTCAACCAAGATAGCCGGTGCAATCAGTGTTTCATCGTTGATAATAAACTCACAGCCAATTTCTCGACGGAAACGATCTGTTCCCAACTGTGCTTCCATACTGGCGCCCCAGGCTTCATCACGGTCTGGATGCTCTTGCCAGAAACTACGGAATGCCTTGAATCCATTGATACCTAGGGGTGTTGGATTGCCATATTCATCTTCGCACTTGTTGGCGCTTTTCCATAACAGAGCAAATTGATCTTCGTCTGAGTTTGGTGTTGATGTAATAATTGCCTTACCACCAGTTGCTAGTGTGGGGCTAATACTGGTCCAAAACTCTTTGGCAATAGTGGGCCGAACAAACGCAAACTCGTCTGCGTATAAGAGTGATATACTCATACCACGACCAGTTGTTTCTGTGGTTGTGGCTGATATGATACGGCTTCCGTTTTCAAAGTCTATTGAGCCTTTGTTGTAACTAGTAACACCTGCACGTATGTGATCTGGGCATAGTTCGTAAGCAAAGCGTATGCGTTGCATGATCTCTTGGGCACCTGTGTACTTGTGTGCGGCAATAAGAATTGTTGAGTCTGGCACAAACATTGCATACCATAGCAAGTATCCGGCAGCACTTGTGGACTTGCCGGTTTGTCGAGGCATCATAGAGATACTGAAGCGATAATTATGATACACATTGATCAATCGTTCTTGATACTCAAATGGATGATACAACATTTTGCCTTGTGTAGGATGCTGTATATAAAAGAAATGATCTAGGAAGTATGCTGGACCTGTGACAGAGTCTGCACAGTCCATAAACTCTGTTATTTCTGCTTCCGAGAATGCTTGCCGCCGGTGCGGCGCTTTGATCAATACGCCTTCTAAACTTTTAGCCATGTATATCCTTTATACTTCTCAAGTGATCAATTATTTTCGCATGTACTCGATGATGACTAGGAGGGCCTGGGTGAGTTAAATCTCTTGATAACCCCAACACAGGATTTCTAAAATCTTCAACGTCAATCACCAGTACAGGAATACCATGCTGGTGGCACACTTGTTGTATGGCCAGTTCATTGCGTTGTTTGTCAGCAATGCTGTTAGCGTCAGTAAACCACCAATCGCGAAAAACTTCCTGCACTGTAGCTACTTGAGGAAAGGCCGGAGACATCACAGTACTGACATTGTGTTGATTTATTATTTCAAATCGTTCTCTAAAAGTTGTTTGTAAAATTACAAATCTTGGTTTGATTATAGGCAACCAATAGTGAGCCAGTCTGAATGCTAGTCCATTGGATACGCCAAACACACCAAAATTATCAACTGGAAGTGAGAGATCTTTTGAAATTCTTTCATGGTATAGCTCATCCACTGGAAGTCCGAGTCCTTGAGTAAAACTACACCCAAACACAGCAAATCCTGGCTGTGCTAGATCAATTTCTCTGGACCTGAATCCTTGAGCATTGTATCGATATTCTATCTTGTGGTCAATCCAGCCGTTCTGAGCCAACAACTCTCGCTGCCGAGTATTTTTTAAATTTTTATTGTATTCTTGTTCACTGTCAATACTGCACCACAGCAGTGTTTTGCCGGCATGCTGTTGCTGTACATGACAAGGTGCATGCTCAAACATTGGTCAACTCCGGCCATAATTTCACAAATTCTCCTAGTTTGTCAGGATGGTATTGTGTTTCAATTTCTGCAATGTGTTGTCTAAATTTTTGCAAAATAGCAGGTTGGTCTTGTGTCACACTGTGATAGGTGTTTAATGCATTGTCAAAAAAAGATCTCTCAACAGGTGTTGCTAATCCTGTGGCGTAAAACTGTTCAATCTCTGCGGCGGCTAATTTGGCAACACCTGGGCCGTGCAAGAACGGATCAAGGTAGTCAGGTTGGAACAAGTTCTGCCACAGCACAGTTACTCCTGCTTCTTCGGCAAATTCTCGCAGTTCACAGATGCGTGTGGCATTGTAGATGTTGTATACCGCATGGATGCCGCCCCAGTGTCCAGAGTTAGCAATTAGTTTTTTGACTGCGGACAAGTTGTGTTTTAGCAACGCCCATTCACCACCATGACGCACATATTCAAATCGATCGCCAATGTTATCAAAACTCATGCTCCACCCAACTCGGTTCCGTTGACTTAGTTTCTTAAAGATTTTGTTTTTATCTAAGTCTACACTCATGTTGGTGATCAGTGTCACAATAGCATCCTGTGGAATAACATCAAGCAGTCGTTCATTTTCCGGCAACAGCAACGGCTCGCCACCAACCAAGGCCACTTCGTGTATGTGTTCTTGATGTTGTTCAATGAAGTCGCATACTTGTTCATAGTAAGGACGCGATCCCGATTTAAAAGGAATGCCTTTAAGGCTGGCCCACTTAGAACTGCAATATTCCATGCAGTAGTTACAACTTAGATTGCAGGTGGTGTTCCAGCGTATGTCTATAATAACAGGATAGTGATATTGTGAGCCTGCGGTGGCATAATCAAAGTTGGGATTTACGCTGTTGTGCCAATCACGTTCAGACCGGCCACCAAGGCGTTCTGCTTGCACACAGTTGGAACAGTATTTGTGTGGCTTACCTTGTGCAATAGTACTGCGTATTTCCTGTAGCAGATCTCCGTTGAGGATTTCAATGATGTTGTTGGTGTTTAGGTTACCCAGCATGTTGGGATCACCTGCACAACAGGTTTTAACATCGCCACGTGGGTTTATATGTAGGCCACGCCAGGGTGCGGCACAGTAGAAATTCGTCATCCTGTATTTACAGGCGGATCATTGGCACCAACTTGTTTTGGCCTCACCGTAATATTCACGTGCAAATCCATTGGCAATTAGCTGTTGACGTAGACTAACACCGTTGAGTATGACATCACCCAGCACACGGCCACCGTACTTGTCCCAGTCCATCAGCACAATCTGTCGTTTTTGACTGTTGGCAATCAGTTGTTTGGTAAATGCCGAGGCTGCTTCGCCTCTTTGTGCTTCACTGGGGCATTGTGCTCTGAAGCCTTTTTCAGGAGTGTCCACACCGTACACACGAACACTGAGTTCTGGTTTCAGTGGTGCTGGTAACCAAGTGGCAGCAATGCCCACAGTATCGCCGTCAATCACTCTAGTGATCACAGCGTCATATACAACGCCGGGCTTTTGTTTGGGCTGTGCTAGTACTAGACAAGGCACAACAAGTAAGAGTAGGAGTAGTTGTTTCATATAGATATCGATTAGGTGTAATACACAATTTCGCCAGTGGTGGGATTGTAGGCCAATTGCAAAAATCCTGCAGGAAGTCCTGCACTGCCACCGTCGGTAATTCCGGCAGCAATTTGTGTTAGCGCACCTGAGCTGTTGCCAATAAACACTTGGTCAGTGCTTTGATCAACCACCAGTTCGCCGGGTCTGGCATTGCCGTTGTAGTTTTCTATTGTTACTTGTGCGTTGTCTTTCATTACAGCACGGCTAATGCCAGTAATGTCATCGTATGGTGGTGGTGGATTGGCCATTTATCGTGGATATCCTTTGAATGCTTTTACCGGGCTTTGTGTCACTACAAACGCAGGCTCGTCGCTCTTGGGTGTAGATATTAGTTTTTTGCCGCCTAGCGTGTTGGTCATTGCCAATGCTTGATCAATAACTTGTGCTATGCCGGCGTTCATACCGGCCACAACTGCATGTTCACCAAATGTTGTTTCAGCTGACCACTCGGGCATGAATGGATTTAGATTATCTTTTATGGAGTCACTACGTGCTCGTGCAAGAGCCACGCCTACTCGATATGTTTTGTACGGGTCCGAAGAACTTAGACCGGGCAAAGTGTAGGTGTAACGCAAAGGTTCTTTGGTTTCCGGCGGAAGTTCACGTTGCTCTGCGATAAATTCGCGGGCTCTCATCGTGGATACCCCTTGAATCCTTGCACAGGACTTTGTTTGTTGGTTGACGTTAACTCTTGACTGCGCAGGTCTCCGTGATTAAGGTCTTGGTGTTCTGACCCCACAGCTTGGAATGCTTTTTCTATCATGTCTTGTTCAACATCAGTGTAGGGCATGGCCACATTGTAGCGTCCTGCCCAGGATTCATGATCTATTTTTGGAACAAACGTGCCATCCGTACACGCGGCAGCCATCATGACTCGATTGAGTTCATACACTCTATCGGCTAGATCTACGTCTCTAAACTTGTTGAGTCCAACAGTGGCTCGACTTCTTCGTTGACCAATCTTGCCGGTTTGTTTCTCAATGAGAAACTCATGAGCTCTCATGTTTATGCGCCTGCGGCGTTGTAAACACTTGACTGTGCAGATGTTGCTGTGCCCAGGGCTGTAGCAGTTACATTGGCACCAGCAAGTATAAGACGATTGCCTGCGCCAACATAAATTTCTTGTACAGTGCCTGATGGCACAGAAACCACGTTGGCATACAAGTTACCAACAGCAGATGCTGAGCCCAGTGCTGTGGCAAACACTTGGTATGTGACATCAGTACTGGTGGCAGCAATAGATGCTTTGTCTGTGGTCCACACAATGTTGCCTGCGGCGTTGATTACTTGAATAGCCATAGTTTACTTTCCAAATGTTCGGTATAAGTTCAACAAGTTCTGTTCAACTTTTGCACTTTCTTCCATGCTAACTTGTCTACGCAGTTGACTGGCCAGCACAGGAATAGTTGTTTGACCTGTACTCTTGGGACCATTTAATCCACCAGAGTATTGCAGTGCATTGTCACTTGTTTCTGTGTTGCTGGGCCAGTTGGGATCGTTTTCGTCAATCACGTCGCCACTGGATTGTTGACTGATGCCGGCCATCTGTAACAATTCTGCCAGGCGTTCAGCATCTTCACCATCAGCATTTACTGTGATGTTTTTACGACCTTCACCGTGTTCATCATCTTGACTCATGTTCACAGTAACACTCATGCCTTCTGTGATCAGAGTTTCTAGTTGTGCATCCAGTGTTTCGTAAACACTGCCACCAAACTTGAACTTGCTATTGGATTTCTTAGGCTCGTCTTCTTTGACTTCGTCTTTCTTGTCATCGTACTCAATGTCTTTGGCTACTTTTTTACCGGCTTTTTCGGCTTTATCATCTTCGGCACCACGCTTCTTGCCATGGATACCATCTTTTTTCTTTTCATCATACTCGATGTCTTTGGCCACTCGCTTGCCGGCTCGTTCTGCGCGGTTGTCTTTTTTATCTGTAGACTCTGCTTCTCTAACTTGTGCGTCGCCCGACTGTTGATTTTTAATCAATGTCATTGCCGCATACAGAACAGATTCTAAACGACTGGCATACCCTTGTGGGAATTCGCCGCCACGCTGTGCTTGCTTTGCTATTGCTCGAATATCAGCAAGGTCGTTATAAATTTGTTGTGCCTGTCCTTGGTCAGCGCCTTCTTCCATGTCGCCTTCTTTGACTTTGCGTTCGCCTTTGTGCTTGTAGGCTTTGGCAGTGGTGCGTTCGGGTCCTTTTGCTGGACCCTTTGGACGGCCACGACCACGCTTGTCAATGGTGTTGCCTTCGGCATCTGTATCGCTACCAACCGAGATACCCTGGGCGTCTGATCTCCGAGTGGCTATCATTCCCGAATATCTTGAATCTGTAGTGTCATGTTTGATATCGTGATGGCGGCCACGTGTAACTTCGCCACGTTTTGGGGCGTCTGCACGTGGCTTCTTGTAGTTTGTAAACGGATTGAGATCTTCCTCTTCGTCGACACTGCTGGTGTCTGTGAATTCTTTACCACCTACTTTAAACTTGCCGCCCTTTGGCGTCTTGGCCAAGGCACCAGTAAACGCATTGCCTTCGTCGGCAACTTGTTGTCTGCCACCCAGTGCATTACGCATTGCTTCGGCAGCAACATCACCCAGCATTTCATCAACTTCTTTCTTGGCGCCGGCAATCTTGTCATTAAATGACTTTTTCAAATCGTTAGGACCTTCGTTGTCATAGGCAAATTTAGGTACCATTTTGCCGTCAGGTCCTTTGACCATAGGCAACCCTTCTTCATACATACCACCTAGGGCGTTCTTAGCTTTTTGCATTATACCAGTGGATCTAGATGAGGCTTGTTGA